ATTAAAGCGTCTGCAATAAAGTCAACACTATCAATAGCGTTGGCTGCAATATGTCTTGATAGTATTTGATCTGTTGCTACTTTTGCTGAAGTAACTTGGTTTGCTGCTATCTTTGCTGTTAGTACAGCATTACCTGCAAGATGAATAGCGTCTATGCCACCACTTACTAGTTCTGCTGAGTCTACAGAGTTTGATGCTAATTTTGATGCAATTACTGAGTTGTTAGCTAGTTTTCCTGAAGTTACTTGTAAGTCTCCAAGATGTATTGTATCAATACTGCCTGTAACTAGTTCTGCAGTATCTACAGAGTTTGCGGCTAAACTTGTTGCTAAAGCTACTGCGGCTCCGCCATTAAAGTTAACTGCTGAAGCTGTTACATCTCCTGTTAAAGAAAATGCTCTGTTTGATGATAAAGTTGTTGCGGTGTCAGCATTACCTGTTAGTGCGCCTGTTACATTACCGTATAATCTGGATGCCTGTATATTAGCATCTGTGAGTGTTAAGTCACCTGTTGATGCTCCTGTGGCTGTAGTAGTTGCGAATACAACTCTATCTGCACTTTCATCCCAACCTATAAATATATTGTCTGAGTCTCCTCTTTCAAATACATGACCAAGGTCTCCTGAAGGAACACCTGTTACTCCGTTTCCTAGTTCAATCAATTTATCTGATACTACTGTGTTTGTTGCTGAAGCAGTTGTTGATGTGCCTGTGAATTCTACATTTCCTGAGAAACTTACATCACCTGTAAACGTCTGCCCACTAAGAGCATCTGATTTTAATTCTGATGCTGATACAGCATTGGCTGCTATCTTTACTCCTGTGATAGCATTGTCGGCTATCTTTGCTGTTGTTACTTGTGCGTCTGCAATATGAGCTGTATCAATACTGCCATCAGTATAATGTTCTGAATTTATAGCATCGTCTGCTATTTTTGTGCCGTCTACTATGTCTGCGGCTAAATGTATTCTGTCTATGCTACCTGATACTATTTCTGATGAGTCTACTGCATTAGCTGCTATCTTTGATGAATTAATTGCATTATCTGCTATTCTTGATGCTTGTACTGCATTAACAGCTAGTTTTGCTGCTGTTACTTGTGCGTCTGCTAAATGAATAGTATCAATACTACCGCTTACAAGTTCTGCGGAATCTATTGAGTTAGCAGCTACGTGTCTTGCTACTATGCTATCTGTTGCTATCTTTGTTCCGTCTACTGCATTATCAGCTATATTACCTGTTGCAATAGTGTTTGCGGCTATTTTTCCGCTTGTTATTTGTGAGTCTGCGATATGTGCTGTGTCTATTGAACCGTCAACTAAATGTTCTGAATCTATTGAGTCATCTGCAATTTTTGTTCCGTCTACTGCATCTGCACCTATCTTAGCAAGAGTAACTGCACCACTAGCTATTTTTGCTCCTGTTACTTGTAAAGCTCCTAAATGTATAGTGTCAATACTACCTGTAATTAGTTCTGCTGAATCTACTGAGTTTGCTCCAAGTTGTGTTGAAGTGATACTGCCATCAGCTATCTTTGCAGCTGTTACTGCGTTGTCTGCTATCTTGCCTGTTGTTACAGCACTTCCAGCTATCTTACCTGTTATTACTTGTAAGTTTCCTATATGTATTGAATCTATGCTACCTGTAACTAATTCTGCTGAATCTACTGAGTTTGCAGCAAGTTGTAAAGCTCCTACAGCATCTGTTGCTATTTCCGCAGTATCTACAGAGTTAGCAGCTATCTCACTTGAAGTAACTGCATTTGCAGCTATCTTTGCTGTTGTTATTGCTCCTGTTGACAAATGTATTGTATCAATACTACCTGTTATTAATTGTGCTGAATCTACTGAGTTTGAAGCTAGAGAAGCTGTTACTATAGAATTATCTTGAACTCCTGTTACAGCGGTAGCTTGAAGCTGTGCTGTACCAACAGAGTTAGTTGCAAGTTCTGCAACACTTACTGCATTTACAGCAATCTCTGATGTTCCGACAGCATTTGCAGCTATTTTTGTTGCAGATATAGCATTTCCTGCTACTGCATTTTCTTGTACTAAAACTTTACCTATTAGTGGCATTTTATGTTTGCTCCAGATAACTTAGTATTACATCTACAGAGTCTGCAATGTTCGATTGAACTTTTATTGCGTCGCCTGCTTCTAATACTACTTTAGCATCCCCACCTATCGGTGCAAGTGTAGATTGTCCTGGTATTTCTATTTGATGAACTATACCTACATGGGTTGTTGTTGAGGCGTCATAAAATTCTACAGTAGCTTCACATGCTCCGCCACTTTGATTACAAAGGTATAAACCAATGATAGTAACGGTCGTGCCTGAAGGAGTAGTATAAACTGTTGTTAGTCCTGTTCCTACGTTTGCCGTTGATACTGTTTTAAATGCTGATGCCATAATCTTATCCTAATGCTATTGAAAAAGCGAGTAAATCTTCTGTGGTTAGCTGGTCTGGATTGTGACTAGCTATAGTCACTATACTTCCATTTGCAGCTTTTGTATATATTTTTTTGTCTGTTACATTCATTGCTAATTCGTGTGTTTGCAAATCACTTGTATCTGGGGTGGCACTCGCTGTTTCCGACCTTTTGACTTTTATTACATGAGACATTTTTTAGAAGGTACCTCCATCTAAAGTGTTTGTCCATGCTATTGTTCCATTTGCTCCTACTTGAAGAACTTGTCCAACACTATTTGTGCTGTCATATGTACCTATTGATAAAGAAGCGAATGAGTTGCCTCCATTTGCTCCATATAGTAGTACGCCTTCTGGTACGGCTGATACTCCTTTTAATCTAAGATTATCATTTGAATGAACTTCTATTGATGTATCATCTACGTTAACTGAAAGAGTATTACCTGATTTAGATAATCCGTTTCCTGCTGTAACTGACCCTGCTCCAGAGAACTGAGTCATTGTTAACGTAGTCGTTCCGATTGTTGCTGAACCTGTTACATTTGAAAGTACGAAACCTGCATCTGCTGCTGATCCTTCCTCTACAAAGGTAAACATACCTCCAGTAACTTCTGCGGAGCTATCTGCATCTGTTGCTCTTGTAAGAACGTATGGATTTGAACCGTCACCAACTGTTGTTACAGAGTATATACCATTTTGTGTTCCTGTTGTTTGATCTTTAACAAGTACTCTATCTCCAGAAGTTAATGCAACGCTGTCTATTGTTACAGCTCCATTTCCGTCTGCTGTTAGTGTCGCTCCGACACCACTAGTACCATTGTTATACGCTGTTGATAAGTTAGCTGTTGTAGCTATTCTTACTGAATCTTTAATATCAAGTGCTTGTTTTACACCATCTACATATGCTTTTGTTACTGCGTCTGTAGCTTGTACTGGAGTACCAATATTAGTAACTTTGTTTCCACCCATATTAACAGTCTGTGAACCAGCTACTGATATACCGCCATCAAAATCTGCGGATTCTGTAAAGGTTGCTGTACCTGTTACTGTTATTACATCTCCTGATGCATTACCTAAAGTAACATTTCCATCTAACTGAGTTGAACCATCAACTTCTAAGTTACCTGTTAATGTTGAGTTTCCTGTTACGTCTAAAGTACCTGCTACTAATGTATTACCTGTGCCACTAGCTACTGTGAATTTGTTTGTGTTTACTGTTAAGTTACCAGTAACTGCTGCTGAACCTAAAGTTGCTGCTCCTGAAACATCTAATGCTCCATTCAAATCAACATCTTTGCCAATCTCTACTTCTTCTGCACCATTTGTTGTGATAAATTTAACATAAGAAGTTCCGCCTTCATTTATGTCTAAAGCTGCTGCTTCATTATCTTGTATAGTTAGAGAAGTTGCTTGGTTAGCTAAACTTACTGTTCCGCCGTGTTGTACTATTAATGAACCTGCTGGTTTAATAGTTAAGTTGCCTGATGCTGTACTAATAGTATTATTTGAACCTGTAACTACAATATTTCCAGTTTTTAACTGGTCTATTTTACTAGAGGTATCAACTACTATAGCTGAACTTGCTGTAAGTGTACCAGCTGTGTGGTCTAGCATTTCAACAAATAAGTCTCCACCTATTGTTGTTACTGCTGAAGAACTTGGGTGTCCTACAAAGAGCTTTTTAGAATTAGACGAATACGCTAACTCACCAGCACCTAGTGAAGTTGGAGCGGCGGTACTACTACTTCTTTTGATTTTAATGGTTTGTGCCATGATTTTATCCTATCGAGCTTAAAAGCTCCCTGCGTCTACCGTATCTGAGTCCGCTGAGTTGTTACCTATCATTATAGGAACAAATTCAAAATTTCCAGTTGTTATTTCTCGGTAGATCTTTAACTGATTGTCATCAGTATCGTAATATAAATCCCCTTCTGCCAAGTCTGTTGTGCTTGACGTAGGAGCTGTTGTTGATACGAAAAATTGATTTGCTAAAAAGTTTAAAGCATCTTGTACATTATCTTTACCTGTCAGAGTACCTACTGGGGAAGTAAGTGTGATTCCTGCAGCATCTGAGACATCACCGCCTACGGCGTTAGATATCGTTAATGTTGTGGTAGTGGTGGTAGCGCCTAATGAAGTTGTTTGTGGAGTAATTGATATAGTTGTTGCCATTATCTTGTTACGTTTTGAGTAACTCTCGCTACACCCTGTACAAGTCTAGTAATTGTATTTGCACTAGAATTATATATTTCAGTATCATAGTAATATTTACCTGCGGCTATATTTGCAGTAAGGGCGTGTCCTAATTTCATAGTAAACTTTCCTTGTGATGCATTTGTAATTTGGCAAGTAAATGTTGCTGTAAGAGTAGAGGAAGAAGGGGTAGGACGGAGTTGTGCCGTTACAGTATGTGTACTGATTGGGATTGCTGTTCCGTCTTCTGATAAAGTGAATTCAAGTGAAAAATCTGAGCCTTGATCAATAACTATATCGTAATTTCCTGCTGCCATATTATACTCCTATATGCTAAATTATATCAAAAATATGAGGTGATGTCAAGAACTATTTTTGAGAGGCATTAGGTTAACTAGGTACAGTTGGAAAATCTATATCATTTTCAGTAGAAGCACTAGCTTGAGTAGTAGGTAAATCCCTTAATGCCTGTCTATAAGTTGCCCATTCTGCTTTTTTACTATCAGAAAGAGGGCTATCTACGACTTGGGTCCAGTCTGATTCTGCTAAAAGGAAAGATCTTTGTGACCTAATATAATCTACTACAGAGGGGCCATCTTTACTTACTGCTGCTCCATTTATAATAGTGTATAAGCTTGACTCATAATTTCCTTCTATAAGGGATTCCTCTGTATTGTGACCAATCTGATTAAGATTAGTTGCTCCATCTGCAAAGCCTGTTCCGACTATTTCTCCTGTTGATGTTATGTAAACCGTATAATTCATATTATTATCCTGTGTTAAATATTATTGCATTTAAAGATGCGTAAGTATAGTTTGCTTGAGTACCTGTATATATTCTAAAGTATAGATTTGAAGAACCTGAAGGTATACTTGCTATTCCTGAATAAGTATAAGTATATCCTCTATATGTACCTGCGTTCCAGTAAATACTAGTTGGACCCCCTGAGGCAGTACTCCAAGAAAAACCATTTGTACTAATTTGTACTTTCCAGCCATTAACGTTACCCAAAACTGCTGATAAGTTAACAACATATCTAGCTCCATCTCTGATTTTGCCTATAAAACTGACTTGACATATACCCGAGTATGCTGTTCCTCCACCTTGAGATCTTGTAACCTGTGCGAATCCGTTCTGTGTTAATTTTTGTGCAGTTCCGTTATGGTCATATATTTGTGTGTCTACATCTGCTAAGAATTTAACTGCTAGAACATCTACGTCAATTCTAGAGTTAGGAAGTGTACCTGAAGTTATATTAGTCGCATTGGATGTATCAACATTAGGTACAGCAGATAAACCTACATTAGCTTTAGTAGTTCCTGCTCTTATAGCACTGGTAGAGTCTTGGTTAGCTGTAGCACCTGCTGCTGCTCCAGACTTAATAGTAGCTACTGCAGTACCATTTACTGTACCCGTTAGATTACCCGCTAGTACAGTTGCATCACTTGTATTATCTACGTTGCCTAAACCTACATGACTTTTACTTACTCCAGAGACTGTTCCTGTAAATGTCGGTGCTGCAAACATAGTAGCCTTACTCTCATTTGTTACATTTCCTAAACCTACATTAGCTTTAGTAGTTCCAGCTCTTATAGCACTAGTAGAGTCTTGGTTAGCTGTAGCACCTGCTGCTGCTCCTGCTTTTACGACTGAAGCTGCAGTACCGTTTACTGTACCAGTTAGATTACCCGCTAATATAGTGGCATCACTTGTGTTGTCTACGTTACCTAATCCTACATTAGCTTTAGTGGTCTTATCATTTCTTATAGAGACACCATCCCCAGTAATACCAGTTATAATTCCTGTTGTAGCATTAATTGCTATAGTAGAGTTT